GGTGATATTATCTTTACTCCTGTGACAGGGAAACTACTATTGTTTCTATAGTCCCAGTTGCCTATTGTAATATCTGTATCAACGATTACTTCTTCTTGTATTTCTAACTTTGAAGGATTACCTGATCCGCCTACTGATAACTTAACAGCGTTGCTATCTGTATCTATGAATAGATACGAACTATCTATACCTAAATAGTTGTCTTTAGATTTGTTATATATAAACTCACCTGCATCTACTCCGGACTCAAACTGAACATTACCATTTGTACCTAATGTAATATTACCACTATGTGAAGTTGTAAGTACTGCCGTTGATGCTCTTGCATTTGTGAAGTATAAGTTTGAACTTCCTTCACTTAAATCGTCTGTTGTATTGTTTGATAAGTTATCTTCTACTGCCGCTATTGTAAGTGTATTTGCGGCATCGTCATATGTTAATGTAATATTACTTCCTGCTTGTAATAATGCATTTACTCTATCATCTACTCTTTCGTTTGTGTGATATAGATTAGTTGAACCTTCAGGTAAGTCATCTGTATTGACCTGGTTTGTTCCCGTACCGAAGTCAATCTTTGTAGCATCAACACTATCGTTAGCCAACTGTGCTGTTGCGATTGATCCGTCTGCTGAAACTCCTGGTATAATAATGCTCATATCTAATGGTCCGTATCGTCTTTGTTATTTGTTATGATGCTTTTGTTGTTATCCCAGTAAACGTTAGCATCGTACTCTCTCATATTTAGTGTCACTGTATTATCTTCATTTAGGATCGTTTGCATGATACGATATATCTTGTTTGTTTGTCCAAATGTTGAGTTTGTAAACTTAACTAAGTCAAAGACACCTAAGTCTAGTTTGCTTGGATCAACTGTAACTTCTAACAGTCCGCTTTGTCTTGATTGATTAAGTTCTTCATTTAATATTCTATTCACTCTATCTTTATCTGCTACTGCTTCAAGTATTATGTCTTTTGATAATGTACTACCGTCTGCTGTTTGTAAAGTAGAGTTTTCTAATATTGCGATATCATCTTGGTAGTTTAATGTGCCTGCACGATTTGGAAACGTGCATCTAAGTCTGTTTGCTAGAGTTTTCTTATTTGATTGTTGAAATGTAATATTACCAACTATACTATCATCGTCTAATACTGTTAAGTTAGATGTGCTTTCTGGTTTATCAACGATAAGTTTATATTTGTCGCCAGTCAATATACCAGCACGTGCTGTTTGTAATAAATCTTCTAAGTTATCTAATAATGATACATCAGGATCTAATACTGCGTCTGTTTCATATCTTGTTTGATTACCTTGACTAGCATCGGTATTTTTTTGTACGCTTTCGTCACAATAATCCATAACTGTTTTAAATGAACTGGAACTAGCATCTGCATCAATCAATGATTTTGGTATCCCTTTTCCATAGTGAGGATTAATAAGAAAATCATATATGCATCGTGCAGGATTGGCAGAATATGATAGGCTTGCATCGTGTTCTGCATTTAGAGCCGGCACTTTTTTACCTTTAATAACATATGTTATAGTTGGAACACCTGAACCAAACTTATCTTGGTTCCATTTTAATACGGTGTAAGCATATGATATCTCTTTACCTACTGCACCACTAGGCCAGTTGCTTGAAATACTTTGTCCTAATAAAGTTCCTGATATTCTTGTTGTTTGTGATCCGTCAAAGAACTTTGTTGCGGCGTGTGATGAATAATCTGTTGATCCTGCTGAGTAATCTATAGTTGCACCGTTATCGCTTGATGTTGCAACTAATGTATCGTTAAAATAAATCTCTTGTAGTCCTTCGATAGGCCCTTCAGCGATTGTTTCTACCATATGAAAGTAAGCATTCTTTGTATCACCATCAGTTCCTGATGCTTCGATAAAAACTCTTGCACCTGCTACTCTACGCTCACCATATACAACTGGTATAGATGCATTTGTACCTTGTTTAGTAACTAATACTCCTGATATACCTCTTGCGGCTTGTTGCTGTTTTTTCTTTGCTTTCTTTATAGATTTTGCAATCATAAAGCCAAATACAACAGCGGCAAATGCCGTGATTGGATTTAAGGATAATACACTGGTAACTACCTTACTGAATAAACTGGCTAAAAACTTTAACGGCATTATTCTCTACCCCACTTAACATCTTTATTCACTTCTGCGGCTTTTTCAAAGAATGTATCACCTGTGTGAAGTGCTTGTTGTTCACTATCGTTTGTGTGTCGACCATTTGTACTTTCGAAGTCAGACCAGTGCGAACTGGCTTTCACTTGAATGGTTGCACTACCTTTTGCAAAATCTTCTTGCACTGTAGGTTGATCCAAACGACCATCGAATACAATAACTGGTGTTCCTATGATTGTATAGTTATTATCTATAACTGCTTTACGAACTATTATTTGTCTATCTATATAATCATTATCTAAAAAGAGTTTAACTGAAGAAGTATCTAATGCTGATATTGTAACGTTTATTTCTTCGATCCTTACATTGTTTTCTTCTTGTATTTCACTTATTGATAAGGCACCTTTAGCAGATTGATATGTATTACTATTGAATGTTAAATCTACTGGTGCGTCGGTAACATATTCATTACTACCTACTCCAAAATCTACAAGATTTACGATATTGAAACTTCTAGTTGCTAGTTCTGTTGCTGTTGCTGACGCTACGCCTCTTGCCATTAGATTGCTTCCCTAAACTTAAATGACATTCTGTAAAAGCCTGCGGCATCTACTGTGTAATCTAAAACATCATCTACTAAGAATACTTTTACTAAGAAGTATTTACCTCTTGTTGCATCAAGCGATCCGTCTTGGTTTTGACCAGACAGTTTTTTACTATTTGATAAAATACTATGACCTGAGTAGTTATCTATCAACGGTGGTTCAATCGAATATGCCATTCTACCATATTCATCTGCGGCGTTTGAGTTGCCCATAACCTGATATATCTTATCGTTTTTAGTTGTGACGAAGTAGTTTCCTTTTGGGACTCCACCTCCACCTGGGATATGTCCGCCTACTACTATCTGTCTATCACCTTTTGAACCTGAGTGAATATATTGTCTATAGTTCCACATATTTGCTTGGTCAGTTTGTGTTAACTTTTCTGTAACGTATCCTTCCCAGTGGTCAATCGCAACATTTGGGATGTATAAGTTTAGTGATTGTGATGCACCTCTATATTCTTCGAATGCTCTAATAAATCTTTGTCCTATATCACTTTCCATAGGAGCGTATTCGAACTCAAACTGTAATCTGTGTGCACCTGTGCCTACTGTTGTTGTTTTTAAACTTCTTGTTTCAGTTGTTAGTACTGGTCTTTCGTGTGTAACACGAACAACTGCTGGATCTACTGCATTTACATCTGAACCGTTTGGCCATGCTCTGTTTGTAAATCCACTATCTTCTATAGATATCAGTCCTACTGTAGGATCTACTTTAAAGCCGTGATTTGTGTCACCAAATGGACCTGTTGCGAATGCTGTTGTGCAGTCACTTTGTACTAATCCTGATCCTGGATCAAACTCACTGTCTGTTGCTGTAATATCTACTGTTGCTTTGTTTCCTACACCGTTATCTGCTGAACTATTTGTTCTATACAGTACTCTTGGTCGTATTTTTGAGTTTGGTAATGCTCCAACCTGGAAAGATAACTCCATATAGTCATTATTTGTTGGATGATAACCAAAACCACCAGAACAACTAGTTCCGTCACCGTCATTTCGTGCTACAGGTGTGATTGCTGTAACTTTTCCGCCTGCAATCGTCACTGAAAACTTACCTGTACTCAAATCGAAGTATTTTGTTGATGTTTCTATGTTATCTGCGCCACTATATGCTGTATTATATGAAAAATCATTACCATTTACATTTAAATCATCGTGATACATGTCAAACTCATATATTGTAAGCAGTTGTGGGTTCAAAGTGTTGCCTGATGTTGAACTAGATACATCATCGTGTGTCGATGATGCTGGATCAGTTATAGCAGTCACCTGTTTTGATCCATTTGTTGTCAAAGTTAGACCAAAATCGTCACCTGAAGGTGAAGTTCCTTGAATAGATGTATATGCATTTGATGTATCGTTCTGTATATAACCTCTTTTGTCTAATCCTAAGAACGGTGGATTTTGAAACTCTTTACTGTCGATAGTATATGCTTTGCTTGGTAATAAAATAATGCTTGTATCTGCAAAAACTTGTTCTGCTGTTCTAATACCTGATGTTGGTGCTCCTGTTGCCTTATATGCTATAAAATACATTCCATCAAAACTCCAGAAGCCTGGATCTGCCCAGTTTGATCCATTAGATATTCCTGGATCTAATGATTTAGGATTTGCGTATCCATATCCTGTTCCGTTCATCGTATTTGTTGTATTATTCCAATCGTAATACATAATATTATCCCATGCTTCAATAATCTTATCTGCCATTTGTGCGGCTGTATATCCGTTTGGATTTCTTTGACTATCAAGTGGGTTATCTGCTTGTGATTGGTGATTATCTGCCGCTAGTTGTATTGCGGCTACTAATGCCTGTCTTGATACTACGAATGGATATTTACGAAGTATTGCTTCACTATCTCCGTTTGCTCTATCACTCGCTTGAAATGTTTGTGTATAATGTATTAAGTTATATCCCATGTTTTGCTCCTTATCCTAATGGTCCTGTCTCTGCTCTGCGTCTGTACGCATCTTGGACAACACCTGTTATTAATCGTTTGTTTTCTACAATAAACTGTGCACCAGTTTGTGTATCAATCGCATTGATATTAAACTGAACAGTCAGTGGTTCACCACCTTGCATTGTATTTAAGTTTTCGTTTGATACTACTTCACCTGCTCGTCCAGGTAAGAATAGTTCTGGTCCCCTCTCACCTACTAGTATCGGCTTTCTACCAGTGCTAACAGTTCCGCCGTTTGCGAATGCTCCGCCTAGTATTGCACCAGCACCTATTAATAGTCCTATCCCTGGTAAAGCGGCTGTTCCACCTATTGCACCAAGTAATGCACTACCAACGCTAGTACCTGCTGTTGCGCCAGTTGCCTTTAATATTGCGGCTCTAACTGTTGCTTCAATAAGTGCCGCTATAATACTTCTTAGTGTATTCATTGCAATCTCTTGTAATGATTGGAAGCCATTACCTAATCCTAATAACATATCTGCCATTGCGCCAGATACGCTACTAATACTTTTATCGAATGCTTCTTCTACAGATTTTGCTAAGTCGAATACTTTTGTTTGTGTATCTTCTGTTCCTTTTGATAGTTGTTCTAGTTGAACTTTTTGTACTTCTGTAAGTTCGCCTGTTTCTTTTTTAATCTTTTTTAAATGTTCTAATAGTTTCTTTTGATTGTTTGTTAGATTGACTGTTTCTCTTGCAGACCTATCCATACGCTCTGTAAACTCTTTATAACTTTCTAATGTCTTATCATCTACTGGCATCGATATACCAAGTATTCTATATGCTTCTGCCAGTTCATCTACAGATGGTTTTAACTCTTTGAATGTTTCTAATAACCCTTCGTTTATTGCTTTGTTTCTAACATTTAAATCTACCTGTTTCGTAAGTTTTTCTATTGTCATCTCATCGTCTGGTAATGGGATGCCTAATAGTTGTCGTCTTACTTCTGCGTTTTCTTTTAATGCTTCATTGTATCCATGCATCAGTGCTTTGTTTTCTTCTGTCTGGAACTGCTCTGATGACATTTGCATCTCTAGTTGAGATACTGCGTTTAATAAGTTTTCTCTTTCTAGTTTGTTTTCTCTTAATGCAACTGCTGTCTTTTGATATATGTCGAATAACTGTGAGCCTGACTTTATCTGATGATGTATTGTATTGTTTTGGGCTGTTAGACCTTGTATTATTTGCGGTATAAGTTCTTTTTGTTCATCTGTTAAATCTACATTTCGTTTTAGTATTTCGTTAAGTTCCGCTATTGTATCACGATTACGGCTGTACTGTAATCTTAATGCGTTCTCTGAACTTAATGCACTTTCGTTTGATGATATTAAACTATCTTGCGCCTGCTTTTGTTGTTTCATAAACTCTGCGAGTTGTTTCATCGATTCCGCTTCTGCGTCTCGGATCTTTCTCATCAAGTCTAATCTTGCTTTCTCAGCCGCTATGATTGCCGCTTTTTCTTCTGCTCTTTTCTTATCTTCTTGTGCGGTTTTAAATGCTTCTAAGTTTGCTAAACTTTCTGCTTCTGCTCGTCTGAACAGTTGCATGTTAAGTTGTGCTAGTTTTTCTTTAAGTTTATCTACTTCAGTTCCACCTGCCGCTATAACTTCTAGTTCTGCTAAGTCAGGTATTTCTCTGATTGCATCGTCTAGACCATTATCTTGACCGAAGTCTATTGTTATTCTTGGGATGATTTCTGGTTGTAACTCTGATGCTTGTTTTTCTAATAATGCGATTTGATTTTGGACACGTGTTATCTCTGACATTAATGGATCTGCGTCTGGTGTCAGTGCGATAGTCATTGCTTCTGCGAATATTGTAAATGCTTGTTTGGCACTTTTAACTGCTTCTGATAGTCCTAAGAACTGACTTACTGCATTACCTAACTTAATATTTGCATCTTTGAATGCGATATCGATTTGATCCAATGTAGGTTCTAGTTTGTTGAAACTCTCGTCTAGTGCTGTTGAGTTTAACAACATATTTGCGAATACTTCCGCTGAGAGTTTTCCTGCTCTGGACATCTCTCTAAGTTTTCCTACATTGATACCGGACTCTTTAGCCATAATACTCAATGCTGGACCTAGACCTTCTACGATAGAGTTGAACTCATCACCTCTAACTGTTCCGGATGCCATCGCTTGACCGAACTGTCTAATAACACCGTTTGTTGTCATTGCGTCTGCACCTGCAACTGCTAGTGCTTTAGATAGTTTGGATGTTAATGTTTCTACCTGTGATGTTGAGAATCCTAGTTCATCTGTACTAACTTTTAGTTTTGTGAATAGTTCTACTGTCGCATCGAATGATGTTCTGTTTTCTTTTGCTAGTTTGCTTAATCTTTCAATCGTTTCATTATAATCTTGCGTACTAGTTGTAACCAATCGTAACTGGTTAACTGTGTTTTCATATGCTCTCGCACTTTCTATGATTGCACGTGTTGTTGCAACTGTGGCTACACCTAAAGCGGCTATACCGAGTTTTGCCGGCGTTATTTTACTTACCAGACCACCTAAGGCACCGGCTGCGGCGCCTGAACTCGTAGTTAATCCACCCATACGACCATTTAGGCCATTGAGTGCTTTATCTATGTCTTTTAACTGCCGGGATGCTCTGTCGTCCAGTTTTATTTTGAGTTCTATTGTGTCTGTCGTTGCCATCCGCTTTCTCCTTTAAGAATGCTAACCAATAGGTCACCAGGGTGTAGTCCATTTCGAGAACCTCCTCTATCTTATAGTTGCATTCGTGTGCAAGATAGAATAGGCTCCAGAGGTGCCTATCGGCTTTTAGTTTCCCAGTGCGTCATCCACACTCGGAGTTTTATTACCGTTGATTTCGGTAACAATCTTTAATATTGTGGCAGGATCAACTGAGTTCATAAGTTCTGCTTTCTGCATATCGTTAAAGATACGCTTACCGTCTTTATCTAATGAACGATTGATAAGCACCTGTACTAGTGCTTCTGCTGATTTGCCGTTATTCTGTAGTTCGATTACTTTTGCCTCTTGTGCAAAACTAGTACCACCTCTGTAATAGATTTTACAATCCCACTCTGGTACTTCCATTTCTTTTAGTTCGCCTACTACTGTTTCGTTAAAATGCTTTCTAGCATTATCTAAGATTTTTTTGCTCATTTTAAATATGTTCCTTTTTTTGCTCTCGTTTTTATTATATCTAACGCAGGCTTTGTCATACCGTTTTTAGCCTGTTTAGAATGACCTCTATCTAATCTTCCTATATAGATGACATCATTTCTGGTGCCCTCTTTAGTTTTTTTCCATCCTGCTTTCGCAGTGCCTCCATTAACAGGAGCCACAGGAGTAAGTTCTGGTATAACCTTGAAGATATCTGTACGCATATTTTCTACCATATCCGTAATCTTCTTCGTCAGTCCGCCCTTCTTCATACTCACTGTGGCTCTTGCTTTTATCATTTATTACGCACCGTTGTCGTTTGTTGTGCCGTTGACTTTAGTAATCGCACCTGTTCCAGTGAACGTGATTGATGCTTCTACCATACCATCTACTGAAGATGAGATAGTTCTTGAAGTAATCAATGCTGGAAAACTGTAACCGATTTCATACTGGTCATCGCCTGTAGGCCAGAAGTTGACTGTAACTTCAGTTGATCCTGGTTGTGTATCTGCGATACCACCTGGACCTGTTGATGAAGTTTTGTCATCATGGTCTCCTGGTGAAGATGGTTCATCTACTGTCCAGAAAACATCCGCTGAGCCAGACACTGACTTAAACGTAGGTTTGTTTGTTCTAAATGCAACTCCTGTCACACTCATTGATGTCGCATCAATAACTTCTTGTGTTTCTTCGATTGAGAAGGAACGTAAAGAAGCCACTGCTGTTGCACCAATGTAGATTGTGCCAGTGCTACCACTATAGATTGTGTTTGCCATTGTTGGTCTCCTATTAAAGTTTATGTGTTTCCACGAGAGTAAGTGTATTGAATACCAACTCTCATTGTTTGACTTACCGTCGGGTAAGAAGATACTTCTATCTCACCCACTTCTAATACTTCAGTTATTTGAGCCTTACTGTCTCGCTTTCTATCTGCTTCTAGTTTTTCTTCGATTGCTTCTACGATTTCGGAAAGTTGTTCCTCAGTCTTTTCAGTTTTGGATTTACCTTCTAAGTGAACTGTGATTGCTAGTTCTAGTGTGGATAGTCTCCACTCCATTGCTATGTCTTCTTTAGTTTCACTATCAACATTAACCTGAACGAACGGATATGCTGTTCTGGCTAATCTTGCGAAGTCGCTTGGCTTCTCGCTTACTTTACCGATACGAGGTGATGTTATAGTTTTTAACTTTGCTATTACATCATTGACTATATCTTTTCTAACACTGGCCATTATCTATACAGCCTGTTATCTTTGATATAATCTATTTCCGAAGTCTCGTAAGTACCTGATCCGTCATCATCATATGAGATCCCTGCAGATAGTACTGCGTGAAACTCTTCCTGATAACGTTCTTTATAAAATACCATTTGTCTTTGGAATGTATCGTCTTCACTAAAGTTAGATAGTCGAGGCAGTATATAATATGCTAATGCATGATAGACTGTTGTACGCTTATGTTCAGATGCTTTTAACTTTGTTGCACTAAAGTCGTTTGGATCGTGATCCATCATCCACCAATCGCTTTTAATACGCCTTTGCACGTCCGCTGTTGAACGTGTAAGTTCATCGTTAAAACTATCGACACCATGGTCGAAGATATCTGGTATAATCGCTACCAAGTCTTCGTCTGTTGCATATGCACTCATTGTACTCTCCTAACTTTCTATATTATGGTTATTACGATGCGTCTTTGATTAATACGCCACGTGAAGCATCGATTGTTGCCACTGCCGCATGTAAACTAGAAACAACATCTACACCAACTGCTGCCGCTCTACGCTGTACTTCTAAGTCAACGTTTTTCTGCATTGCGATACGGAAAGCGTCTTGTCCGAAGATTGACATTTTCGCACCTGTCACACCAACGTTTGTTGCGTTGTGATGTGCTGAAACGAAGCATAAAACTCCTGCAATATTCGACATAAACCCGTTTCTCAATCCTTCAGTTTGGAAGTCACCACCTGCATATGCAGTTGAACCAACGTTAGACATAAGAGCCGCATATGAGTCCGCTCCTACGATGCCGTATAGTTGTCCAGTTTCACCTGCCGCACGGATTGTTCCGACTGCTGAAAAGATTTCGTCTAAGTCTAAATCACCTGATGCGATTTCTTGACCTGTTAGACCGCCTAGTGCTGTCATTACATCAAGGTCGAACTTTTTAGCAACTGCTTGACCAAGTACACGTCCAATCTCTGTTGGATCGATGGACCCTAAATCTCTCACAACACTTCGTGCCGCGTAAAGATTACATGTTGTTGCGTTCTTTGTTGATGTTGGTAGTTCTGTTTCGATATCTGCGTTAGTTG